TAGCGAATGGGTCAATGTAGACTCTAAACTTACCGTTAAGAACACCTGCGAATGTGTTACCTGTATCGTCAACATTTAAATCTGTTGATAATGCTGGAGTATAATCCATTTGACCAGCTGCTGCTAGTGCTGAAGCTACGTCTGAAGAAACGATAACAAAGTTACCTTTTCCACGTCTTGTTTCTTTAGCAATAACGTTAGCTTCTCTTTCGAGTTGCATGATAAGACCTTTAAATCTTTCAACCATCCATCTACCATCTGAGTCAGTGTTGACGTCAAAGATACCGGATACTGCTGTTGAAGTTTGTAAAGCACCGATTTTAGCTTTAGTTAGAATTGTTCTAACAACTTCCCTGTTGATTTCCGCTAGGATCTCAGCAGATAGGATGTTAGCTAATTCGCCTTCAGCGTCTAAACCGTGGATTGCTTTAAGGTCTTGTGCTAATTCCATTGTGTACTCAGCTTTTAGTGCTCTTGATCTAGCTTCTACAGTTGCTTTTTCAATTGAGAAAGCCATTTCACCAAAGTTTACACCACTAGTATTACCTAGTTGTTCTGCCCTTGATGTTGCCATTGCTCTACCGAATGTAGATACAGTGTCAGCTTCGTCTGCAATTGTACCATCTGTGTCAGCGTCAGCTACACCACTTAACCCTGTTGGGTCAGCTTGGTGTTGTGGAGCTGCTGGTGAACCACCCTGATCTCCTGAGAAATCAGTATCAGCTTCGTCTAAACCTAAAGCTTCTGTTCCGCCTTGTGTTGAGTACTTTGACTTCATTGCAAAGATTAAACCTGTTGGTCCAGTCATTGGCTGAACACCACAGATATCATATGCAATTAAGTTTGGCATTGCTCTTCGAACAAGAGAAATCAATACTGGATCAAAGTTTTGAATGTTTGAACCAGTTTGGTTAGCTGGGGCTGCTTCAGAAATGTAATTTCCTTGCATTTGATCAGCTTCTTGTCTCATCGCAACTTCTTGGTTTTCTAACAATCTAGCTGTAACAGCTTTCTTGTAACGGTCCTTAATCTCTGGTGCACTGTCGTGCTCTAGGACTGGACCCCATTTTTCGATTAATTGTGAATCTGCATTAAACATTTTTAGTTTTCCCCTATATGTTTATATTACTTATTAAATTTTGTTATAGCTTGTGTGTATCTAGCCATTGCATCAGATAAATCAACTTCTTGATTATCTTCGCCTAATAGACTGTCTACTTCGTCCACTGACTCATTAACTTCTGTTTTAAAGTATGATTCTTTAACAGTTGTAACTTTCATTTCGAAGTTTTCTTTGTTATCAAAATCAATATCTTCTACTAGAGATGCTAATTTTTCAGCTTCTGTTTCAGCAAGCCCTGAAGATGCTTCTCTTACTACTTCAGCTCTCTCATAAGATTGAACTTTATTAAATAGCTCGATTGAATCTTCTGTGGATTTATTGAGTTGTTCTTCTAGTTCAGAAACCTGTGAATTTAAATCTTCCACTAGATCATCTTTTCCTTCTGGAACTTCAATATAATGCTCTTTGAATACTGTCTGTAGTGATGACATGAATTCTTCAGCTATTTCAGTTCTTAAACCTTCAGTAACTGCTAGTTCATTATCCTTCATCCAGTTTTCAACTACATAGTTTAGGTATGAATCTACCTTCTCGACTAATCCGTTCTGAATATCAGTAACTTCTTCTTCGAGGTTTTGCGCGTATTCGCTTTCTAATCTATCAATTTCAGATGAAAGTTTAGATGTTAATACAGCTTCAAAGATAGCTCCAGCTTTTCCTCTGAATTCATCAGAAAGTGTAGCTTCTTCTGCAACCAATGCATCTAAATCTTCGTCAAAGTCAACTGATTCAATTTTAGCTTTTGCATCACTAGGCTTAGCCTTAGGATCTTTTGCTTTAGGTGCAGCATTAACAGCTTTACCAACTGAACCGTCGTCTTCAGATTCGTCCATTTTAGTCATTTTAGCAAACAACTTTTGTGCGTCTTCTTTTCTAGCTTTCTTGAGCATTTCTACAGCAGCTTGGATTACGCCAGCTTTAGTTTTTGGAACAGCAATTTCTTTGACTTTAGATTCATGTTCTTCCTCTTCGTCATCATGCTCTTCTTCTTCTTCGCCTTTTTTGTGACCCATTTCAGAAAGTTCTTCCGCTTCTGTTTCCTCGTCTAAATTCTCATTTTCAACAAGCTCTTCAGAAACTTCTTCGCTCTCTTGAAGTTGCTCCTCTTCAACGCCTTCGACTAGTTCTTCGTTTTTAATTTCGTCGATTGACATAATTTTTCTCCCTTAATTAGAGTTTTTGAGTTTAGAGAGGAAATTTTTGAAAGCTCTTATTTCAACTTCCGGTCTAACCGAACGTTTCGCTTCTTTTATTTCAGTCTCAATTCTTTCAATTTCTTGTGGAACTAATACGCCATTCTCCCATATCCAATCAACTCCTTCCATAATACCATTAACAAAAGCTTCAGGAGCGCTAGGATCCTGTACTATATCAACAGTAGCTAAAAGAAAGTCGTCGTTCACAAATGTCGTACCTTGTTTCTGCACAAGACTACCCATACCACGACTTGATACTCCAAGCTTTACGCCTCCATCGAGCAAACCTTCAACGATTTGTCCCATAGGGGTTTTTAAGATTGAAGCTTTTCCTATAACATCACTTCCCTCAAATCTGAGATCTGTGATCTTATGTGAAACTTTATCTAGATTGATAGTCGGTCCATCAGGGTGATTTAATTCACCGACCGCTCTACCAGTCTTTACTTGTTCTTCTACATATTTGTTAACCGCTTTTTCTAAGATTTTCTTCTCATATATACGGCCATTACGGTTTTTCTTATCCGCTTGCATAAATACGCCTTCGATCGCAAGTGATTTCTTACCGTTTACTTTTTCTTCGATAACTTCTAAATGTGTATCGTTATATTCTGCTATTAACTTCATGTTAATCCTCTAGATTAATCTTCTGTTTCCTCAGGCTTTTTGCCTATTTTAGATGCTATTTCTATTTTTCTAGCATCTAAAGCTTGTGTAACCTTATCAGCCATTACACTATCAAAGCTTTTCTTAGCTGCTACGTTATCACCATTTTTCAAATCATTTACTAAATTTTCAATACTCATAGTTTTATCCTTTACCTTTATTTATAATATTGTTGTTCTTAACCAAACCTTGGATCGTCTGGATCAGGCATTATATTATCACCCGATTGTGTTTCTTTATCGATTTGTTTCTGCATTAGTTCAATATCTTCGTCAGATAATCGTAGAACATGTTTTCTAACCCATTCATTAGAAATATATGTACCTACAAATTCATCTAATGAACTAAGCATATCGAATCGCTCTTTCCAAATTTCTGCTTCTTTTAATTCCGCAAAATAGTTATCTTCAATATAATCAAAAGAAATGTGCTCTTTCCAATGATGCCAATCTTCTTTTGTAATTATACCTTTTAATAAAAGCTGTGTTTTAAGTAATTGCATGAATAGATCTGAGAATCTTTTTCTTAATCTATCAATAAATTTCTTAAATTTAACTTCATCTCTTGTAATTTCAGAAGCTCTTCCTAAAGAAAATTGTGATTCTTGTTCTAATCTATTAATTGGAACATTTAAACTTCTATACAATTTCTTTTGGAAATAGATAATATCATCTATTTGACCTAAATTATCACCGCCTGGTAGTGTTGATATTTCAGTTCCTCTTCCGCCTTCTCTTCGTGGTAGGAAAAAGTCTTCCAACATTGACATATGCTTTTTATCATCTTTTATGTCTCCAGTTTGTGCATCATATATTAATTTGTTTCTATATTGATTCATAATATTCTTTAGATATTCTTCAGCTTTACCTTTTGGCAAGTTACCAACATCTATATAGAATATTCTTCTCTCTGGTGCTCTTGATATTCTGTAAATAACAAGAGAATCTTCCATCATTCTAAGTTGATTTACAGGCTTAATAGCTTTCTGTAAATAACTCATGATTCTTTTTCTAGATTGGTCCATAACTCCAGATGTAGCGTATGCTATAGAATCTGGATGTATTTTTAGACCTTGGTTATATTTACCCATAGCATTATCTTGGAACATATAATATTCCTTCTGCTTTACTATAACCTTAGCACCAGTTTTTGGATCGTCTTTTTCTTCGACCTCTTTTACTTTTCTTAATTTGGTAGGATCAATGTATCTTAATTCTTTAATCCCAGCCTTTGGATTGTTTTGATCGATAATAATATGATATGGTAATCTACCATCAACATACCATCTTCTGTAAATATCATGTGCGTATGAATTAAAGTTTAATAATTGTAGTATTTTGGTAAATTCTACCTGCACACTTTTCTTAATTTTATTAGATGTATCTACTTCATCTAATATTAAATTTAAAGGAGCACCGTCATGATTTCCAACAATGGATTCATTAACAATATCCTCTACTGCAGCATCACACTCAGGTTGTGCCGCGATATCTCTATATTTTAAAATGAGATCTATTTCACTTTTAGCTTTATCACCATCTATATCTAGGTAAGCTCCAAAGTGTCCACCAGCTTGAATAACACCAGCACCGTCTTCATCTGTTTTTGGAACAAATGAAACAGCTGGTTTATCCACTGCTGCTGACTTTCTTTTGATCTCAAAACCAAAAAATTCTGCCATATAATACCTCAAATATTATTGGAGGGATTGCTCCCTCCTCTAATATTATTTATACATCAATTAAGATGTTGTGTTTGATTCCCAATATTGGATCTGTAATTCAACTTCGAATTCTTCAATCGCAGTTGCTTCATCATAGTTGAGCTCTATAGCACCAACTTGTGATGGCCATGTTCCACGGAAATCGTATTTTTTAACCACACTACCTGAGTTATCTAGTTGTTCAACTATCATATCTGCAAAGTAGTCGGTTGGGTTTGCAAGACCAGTATTAGCACTATGTGCATTAATACCGTTACTCCATTTTTCAAATGCATCTCTTACTGCAAAGTCAGTGTCATTGAGTACTGAAATAGTCCAGGGCTCAAATGTTCTGTCTCCTGCCATCATTAGCTTTCTACCTCTAAATGGTACTTCTACCAATCCGAGTACTGATGCTGGAAGCTGTGCAGCTTTTACCATGAAGGATGCTAATTCTACATCAGCTCCTACATATGTAGGAAAGTTACATGTAACTTTGAATAGGTTAGGCCTTGCGCCTCCGCCTGTTAGCTTTGATTTAAAATCATCTACGCCTAAAATTGCCATTTTCTACTCTCCTCTTATCTAGCTACTTCGTTGAAGCTTACTCCGCTTCTGGTTGCAATAAAGTTTAATGTTATGAAGTTAATAGATCTAGCAGGTTTAATGAATATATCTGCTACAAATTTATTACCATCCACAACTGCACTTGTGTTATTTGATTCGTCACAAACCACTAAAAAGTCTGTAATTCCTCTTCTGCCTTTCACATCTCTTAAGAACGGTTCCATTAAATTTCTGAACTGAGCTCTTGTGAATTCGTCATTAAATTCGAAGAGTTGTGCTTCTGCTGCTGTTGAGATTGCTTTTTCTATCGCAATAAATAACCTTCTTACATTAATTCTATCAAAGGCTGATGCTCTGCTTAACATTGTTTTATCTCCGAAAAGCATTGTACCTTGGCCTGGGAAAGATACTAATGGGTTAATTTGCGATTTATATAATGAATCTCTTTGAGCTTTAGTTGGGTTATATGCTAATTTAGTTACGCCACGTAACTGACCTCTGTTGACTCCTGCAGGTGAGAACCATGCATCAGCAACTTGATCTGTGTTTGCACATAGACCAGCCATTAAACCATTTGCTGGTATAAATCTAAATACATCATTATACTTATCGTATACATATACGGATCCTGAATCCATTACCATATATGATGATGATTTATTTAAATCAGTATGGTAGCCTAATACATTAGTTACAGCTGTAGCGGCTGCTACATTAGCTGTATCAGCAACTGGTGGTGATACAAATGCGACTAAATCTTTTCTGTGTTCAGCAACTTCGTGAAGTTTTGTTCCAATCTGAACACCAGCACCGACATCTGCAGGTGCAAATAATAAATTTACATCCACTGTTGATGCGTCTTTTAATAGATCTAATCCACCACTTACTTCGCCATGAGCTACATTTGTGCCATCTAATCCACCGTTAAGTGAGTCTACTATTACTGAATTAACAGTTGTAAAAGTTCCACCTGGTACACCAGCTAAAGTGTTACCAGCTTCTGGTAGTGATGCACTGTGTGCTGCCCATCTAATATATTTAGATTGTGCGTTAATTACATCTTTATAGAATATTGAAGAACCTTCTGGGCTTTTAGCATCAGATGCTTGAGACATGAATTGAAAAACTTCCAATACAGTACCTTTTGAAGGTGTGTCTATTGATCCAGCTATTGCTCCTGTTCTATCATAAACTACAACGTGTATTTCGTCTACTGACGATAAACCTAGGTCTAGAGCATTTTGTGATGTTCCAGGTTTAGCTTCTAATTCACTACTAAATTCATAGTTGTTAAAATTAGAGTCTGTTATACCTGCTGATATAATGTCTACTCCTAAGGCATTACCCAACGCTCCCGGACACTTAGCTATCCATTCTCCGTGGTCTGACACGTTTAATGATCCAGCTTCGTATGCGGCTTCGTTTTTCTGTAAGACTGCAGTTCCACCGACAGTCGCGTTTCTTGCGTCTGCGTTAACTACTCTTACCACTTTCAAAGCATTTCCATACTTTAAGAATGATGCTGCTTGAAGAAAGTGTTCTGCGGTGTTAGAATCTGGCGCACCAAATACTTCAACAAGTTCGTTTTCTGAACCTACTTGAACTACTTCGTCCGCTGATCCCCATTTAAATTGCCCCGTAAATCCACCAATACTGGTAGATACCGCTGGGACGACGTTCGTATTGTCGATTTCTTTGACTTGAACGCCTGGTGATACTTGAAATGCCATCGCTTTATCCTCTCATTGAGTTAGTTTATATGTTACATAATACGGTTATTCACTAGTATTATTTATAATATTAGTGTTCTTAGTGGTCCGTATCGTCGTTCCTTTCGGTCACATTACTCAATATAAATCTACGGTTAGGGTTGACTGCCACCTTAAATTTAGTCATTAACTTTCTATTGACCAACATTTCGGATGCAGTATCTTTTGTAGTCAATCCAATTTCCGCATTATAAACTTTATTATTAAATCTTAATTCGTGTTCTATTACAGGCCTTTTATCAAACTCTTTAAGACCTCTTTTTGGTTCAGATACATATAGTACTTCACTTCTAAATGATTTACCATTTTTGCTCCATTTAACATAATCGCCATCAGCTTCCATACTATCGACATGTAACATGGTAGCTGTAGCACTATTA